AACGGAGTTACATGGCAGTACGTTCAAAGATCGGTCTATCAGGTGCTAATTTTATGCCTGGCAAACCCAAGAAGACTCGTCAGGGATGTAGTCAGCACACCAAACTTGCTGCATCATCACGTAATGGTAAAAAGAAACGTTATCGTGGACAAGGACGGTGATACATAGAACAGATCTTAACTGTTCTTAATGCCAGCACTTATATGTAATCTTCCATCAACGGAAGTATGGGTTAGAAAAGAATATCTCACAGATCATCAGTTTGGTCATGGTGAGTTTGTCAAGGGCGTTTGGGTATCGTGTAAATCGATACCTGGACGTGCTTTTTATTTTGAGACATATTTGCCCGAATATGCTGCAATGTACGATAAATTGCCAATTAGTGCCTTTTTATCGGAACCAAAAACTCCAGATCCTGATATGAATCTTCCAAATCTTCAATTTTGGAACTGTATGGACTATGGAGTAGTAGCAGTTAAGAAGCAATTCATCGGTTCTATGGACTATGAACTGTATACAAGAGATTTTGGCATTCAAAAAGGCACTTATGTTTGCACTTTGGACAATTATCATCAAGATCCTGACGTAATTGACTATGCAACAAGTGAAAATCCTGCCGAACATAAGTCACATAACCTCATTGAACTCGAAAATGGGCAATATGCACTGTATCCAAACAACAGAATGCGTATTTTTGACAATAGTTTGACTCCAGAAGAGCCAAAAATGCCCGATTTTAAGGTTTCAACCGTAGAATATCAAGTTGAAAATGGTTTTGAACGTCTTGGAATGGGTCGAGAGGAAGAATATTTTTGGAAAACTGCTCAAGAACGCAAAAAAGAGGAAGAAAATCCCGAAGAAATGTATAAATCGCAAGAAGGAAGGTTTTTAGATCCGCAATAATCGTCTAAATAGGTTGATAATACCTATTTTGCGTGTACTGATGCCTGTAGAAAGGATAAGTAGAGGTTTTAAAGACCTAAGTATGACGTTTAATTCAAATCCTCTTACTGAGGATTTAATAACTTTAAAGGATGATGTTGCAATTGCAAGGTCAGTTCGCAATTTAGTGATGACATATACTGGAGAACGTTTCTTTCAACCAAATCTTGGTTCTCAAGTATCCCGTTTGTTATTTGAACCTATGTCACCAATTGTAAGTGATCAGATAAAGGATGAAATAACACGAACAATTACAACATATGAGCCAAGAGTTGAATTGCAACAGGTTATATGTAGACCAAGGTATGATGAAAATGATTATGCAGTAACTGTTAAATATAAGATAATTGGACTTGATTTAGCACCAACAGAACTTTCATTCTTACTACAACCAACGAGATAAATGGCAATTACTAAATTTACAAGTCTAGACTTTGAGCAAATAAAAGAAACCTTAAAGTCATATCTACGTTCTAACTCAACGTTTTCTGATTATGACTTTGAAGGATCTACTTTATCCACAGTCATAGATCTTCTTGCATATAACACATATATTGCTGCATATAATGCAAATATGTTAAGCAATGAAGTTTTCATCGATGGTGCTACTCTTAGAGAAAATGTAGTCTCTTTAGCAAGAAATGTTGGTTATTTACCAAGGACAAAAACTTCTGCTAAGGCAAACATTAGTTTTTTTGTTGATACTTCCGACTTATCATCTGCACCTCGTTCTATTACCTTAAATAAAGGATCTGTAGCGATTAATAGAACGAATAATACAAATACAAGTAGAACTTTTTGTATTCCAGAAGCAGTAACTGCCACAGTATTTCAAGGTTCAGCAACTTTTGATAATGTTACAATATATGAGGGTTCATTGATTGAATCAACATTTACTGTTGATTCAAATCAAACGAATCAAAGATATATTTTAGATAACGTTGGAATAGATTATTCAACAATTAGAGTTACTGTAAAAGATGATTTCTTTTCAGATGATTTTGTTGTTTATAGGATGGCATCATCTATTTCAGAATTAACACCAACCTCAAAAGTGTTTTTTATACAGGAAATTGAAGATGAACGATATGAACTAATTTTTGGTGATGGTGTATTTGGAAACAAATTGCAAGACTCCAACTTGATTACTGTTTCATATATTGTCACTAATGGTGAAAGTGGTAATGGTCCATCTAATTTTACATTCCTAGGAAGTTTGGTTGATAATAATGGTAACGTTATTGCTAGAAACGTTTCCGAAATTGCAGTATTAAGTCCTGCTTCTGGTGGTGCAGATATTGAATCTGTTCAATCAATTAAAAATTATGCTGGAAGAACATATGCCTCTCAAGGTAGAGCAGTAACTTCTAATGATTACGAAACAATTGTTAGGAGAGTATATCCAGAAACCGATTCTATTAATGCATTTGGGGGAGAAGAACTTGATCCACCAAGATACGGTAGAGTTTTTATTACAATTAAACCTAAAACTGGTTTATATGTATCAAATGCTCTTAAAGATAGTATAAAAAGAGAACTTAGAAAATACTCTGTAGCAGGAATTGTCCCAGAAATTTTAGATACTAAATTTCTATTTGTTGAGTGTAGGACTAATGTTTATTATAATCCATCTTTGACGAAATCCTCTGAAAATGTCAATCAAGCAGTTAGTTTAACCTTAACTAAATTTGCTGCTTCTGAAGAGATGAATATGTATGGATCTAGGTTTAGATATACTCAATTTACATCTTTAATTGATAAGTCTGATAAGTCGATTACATCAAATATCACAGAAATAAGAATTCGTCGTGATATGAGAGCAATCGTCAATAGATTAGCAGAATATGAGGTTTGCTTCGGAAATTCATTCAAAGTTTTAGATAGAACTGGTTACAATATAAAATCTTCTGGTTTTTCTGTAGCTGGAATAAATGGTCTTGTGTATTTTTCAGATATTCCTGGTTCAGATAATATGGGTGAATTGGTTCTTATACAAGTACCAGATGCAATTGAATTGCCATATGGTGGAACAGAAGATCAACCAAAACCATCAGCAACTATAGTAAGAAGAAACGTTGGGAAGATTGATTATGCTAAAGGTGAAATTAATATTAGTGCAATAAATATAACATCTACTGAGATTCCACTAAATTCAACTATTGAAATATCGGCAACCCCACTTTCAAACGATGTAATTGGATTACAAGATTTGTTCCTTCAATTTGATACTGGATCATCTGGTATAAATGTTATTGAGGACAATATTTTGTCTGGTTCAGATCCTACTGGATCTAGATTTATTGTAACACCGACTAATTATAGTAACTCAGTTATTCGACCAAGATCCTAACTTAGATATAAAATGGATATAAGCAGAATCCGTCTATCTCAAATTCTGGAAAGTCAAATTCCAGATTTTATTAATGACGAATTTCCTTTGTTTAAGGATTTTTTACGTCAATATTTTGAAGCAAACGAAATTGCAGGAGGATCTTACGATCTTCTTTCAAATATTGACAAGTATGTCAATTTAAATACATTAACTCTTACTCCACAAAATACTAGATCTACCGAAGATTTAGATTATGATGATACTACTCTGACGGTAGAATCTACTTATGGATTTCCTAATAAGTATGGTCTTTTAAGACTAAATCCATCTTTTGATGGAGAAAGATATTATGGTGGTGAAATTGTAACTTACACCTCAAAAACTGATACTGAGTTTCAAGGAATTGTTAGGAATTTTAGTGGAATAACAGAAGTTGGTGATGAATTAGTATTCTCAGATTCTGTTATTGATGAGTCAAATTTTTATTTCAATGGAACTTTTGTTCAGAATTTAAGTTCTGTATTTTTAGTCGAATTTTTAAATAAATTAAAATCTCAAATTGCTCCTGGTTTTGAAAATAGAACTTTAAATTACAATGTTAACGATAGATTATTTTTATCCAGAACAAGTGATTTTTATAAAACAAAAGGAACTGCTGAAGGATTTAGAATTCTATTCAGAGTATTATATAATGAACCTGTTGATGTAATTATTCCATCAACAAATATTTTTGAACCATCTGCATCATCTAATAGAAAAACTAGAGATTTAGTTCTTTATGTAGATGATCAAGAAACTGATTATACAGATCTAATTTTACATAGAACTATTAAACAACCTACAGATACTATAGATGAATCATCTGATGTATCTGCATATGGAACTATCACCAATGTTGAGAAAATTGAAAGAAATGGTGTAATATATTATGTTGTAAGTTTAGATAGTGATTACGATAAAGATATTTCAGTATCAGGAACAGTTTTTGGTGAATTTGTACCAACACCAACAACTAAAGTAACCGAAGACTTTAAACTAAATGTAGATGGTTCTTATCCAGAATTTTTAAACGTAGACTCTACTATAGGATTTGATGATGCATCTTCTTTAGATGTATATAATATTGTTAATGGTGAAACTTTTGTTAATACAATATCATATAATTTAAGAACCTCCACAGAATTTTATGGAGTAACATCGGAGGTTGCAATTCCTAGAGGAACACTTCTTTCATCTAGGAGATATGCCTTTGTTGAATTTGATGATAGGACTGTATATTTCAGAGTAACTGGAATTTTAAGTCAAATTATTCCAGATAAAAGTTCTTATTTCTCAGAAGGAGATCCTATTAAGTTTAATAGTGTAGGATTAAAAGAAGACACTAAAAAATATAATGATTGGACTTTTAATTGCAATCCGACGTATAATATTTCAAATTTAGAACTGCAAGATTCTATTAATAGAAGATATAAATTCAATCTAGATGGAAATTATGATTTATCTATATTTGACAAATTTTTCCTGATAGATAACAACAATAATTCTTATAACGTTATAATTTCTGCTAGAGAAAGTCTTTCAGAATATGTTATAACGTCAAATAGTATCATTGATTTATCTGCAAGAAGTTTTTCTATTGAGAGAAAATTAAATAAAGCAAATTTTGACTTTTTCCCAGAAGCAAATAATTTTGTAACGGATGTACAAAATGTTTGGAGACCGATTGGTTATAATGATGAACTATTTGTAGCATCATCCTCTTTACCCAATTATAGAAATGAAAACTTAACCACTAGTGATAAAAGAATTACGTTTAGTGCTAATATCCCATCAGACAGGTCAACAAATACAGAGTTAAAAATCGGTCAAGATGCTACAGCACAAATACCAGAAAAAATTCACTCTTTCTATACTGGTGATTCTATAATATACAGTGAGGATGATGACACTAATAGACTTAGTATACCAAATGGAAGATATTATGTAACTGTTGTTAATAATAAAACAGTTAAACTATCTACTAGTTTAAACAGAGTTTACACTAAAGAGTATGTTTCAATAACTGGAAATGTTACTGATAATACTTTCTATTATTCAGATTTCTTTGACATTGAAAAAGTATTAAACATTGAAGAACCATTCGTTTTAAAATCTAAAAGATGTATAAAAAGAATTTTACCTCCTATTGATCAATCAACGAACGAAACAACAAAACCAGGTAAAATTGGTATATTTAAAAACGGTGTAGAACTTTTAAATTATAAATCAAAAAACAACATTTTCTACGGTGGACTTGAGTCAATTGAAGTTTTATCTAGTGGAGACGGTTATGACGTTATTAATCCACCAACATTAGATATTTTTGATGGAAGCAACGCTGATGGTTTCAGCAATGGTGGAATTGGAGCTACTGGTAATTTTGTAGTACAAGGTTCAGTTGTAGAAATAAAAATATTAGGTGGTGGATATAATTACACAGAAACTCCAACAGTTAACGTATCTGGAGGTAACGGTAAAGGATGCGTTATTGAACCAGTAATGGAAACTTACACTCATGGTGTGACTATTGACGCATCAAGTGGATTTAATGTGGGTGTTTCATCAAATACTATTATATCATTAGAAGATCATTTATTTTCACCAGGTGAAAAGATTCTCTATAATTGTGAGTTAAATAATCAAGAAATTGGTGGATTAAAAAATAAAGCAATTTATTTTGTTGGAGTTGTAGATAATACTTCATTCACATTACACAAATCAATCGTTGATGCTAAAAACAACTTAAACCCAATTGATATTACTGAATTTGGAGAAGGTAATCACAAATTTGATTCGGTTAAAAAGAAAAAAAGAATCGGATCTTTAAATGTTACATATTCTTCTGATGATTTTACATATAGAAAAGTTTCATACAATCCTTCTGTTGTTTCAACCCCCATTGACTACTATACCAATGTAATTACTATTCCATCACATGGATTTAATAGTGGTGAAATAGTAATATATGAATCATCAACAACAGAAATTTCTGGATTGTCCAGCGGCACATCATATTATATTACAAAGGTAGATAATGATTCATTTAAATTATCTTCTTTAGGTATTGGCACACTACCAAAAAATCATTACTATAATGAAAAAACATTTGTAGAAATGACGACACCTGGTGTTGGTAGACAATATTTTAGATATCCCAATATCGAAGTAAATATTACACCTTCTGGTCAGGATGTTTCTTCAGTCGAACCTCAAGTTTTACCAATTGTTAGAGGTCAAATTAAAGAAGTATTTTTGGAATCTAATGGTGTTGGATATGGATGTACTAATATCTTTAACTATGAGAGACAACCACAAATAACAGCAGAACCTGGAAAATTAGCTTCGGCAAAACCATTCATTGTTGATGGTGAAATTAAAGGTGTAATCATTCAAAATTCTGGACAGAAATATGTTTCTACACCATCTGTACAAATTTTTACTGACGGTGAAGGTGGATTTGGTGCGGATTTAATTCCAATTGTAGACAACGATGGTAGACTTTCAGACGTTATTGTAAAAAATGGTGGAGCTGATTATAACGATTCTACAGAGATTGAAATTGTATCTGCTGGATCTGGAGCAAAATTTAAAGCAAAAATTTATAATTGGAATGTTAATGAAGTTGAAAGAGCTCTGAACAGTAACCAAGTTTATGATGATGATGGATTCTTACATCAAGATTCAACAATACCAATAGAAGATGCTGAAGATCATGGTTTACTGCAATATACACATTGCTATGCACCAAGAAAACTGAGACAAACATTATACAATAAAAAAGTAGTAAATGGAAGAACTACATTTAATCCAGATCTTATTTTAGATAGATTGGGTAGAGAAATTAATTCTACCTCACATTCACCAATTTTGGGATGGGCATATGATGGAAATCCCATTTATGGTCCATATGGATATTCTAATAGAGATGGAAGTGGTGGTGTTAAACTCATGCAAAGTGGGTATAAAAAGAGAACTTTAACAAATAGACCATCTGTCACTGTTTATCCTTTAGGATTCTTCTGCAATGATTATGAATGGTTTAGTGATGGTGATTTGGATGAATTTAATGGAAGATTCTGTGTAACTCCAGATTATCCGAATGGTACATATGCTTATTTTACTACTGTTGGTGATAATGATTCCGTATTTAAAAATTATAAACTACCAACATTTCCATATGTTATTGGTGATAAATTTAAATCAAAACCAATTGAATTTAATTTCATTTCTAGATTAAATCAAGATACATTCTTCTCAGATCTTCTTGGAGACGACATTCCATATAATTATATCAATTATAATTTAATCAGAAATGTTACTCCCCATAATTTAGCAGGTGTAGATGGCAAATACAACTATATTTTCGATCCTTCTCAGTATATAACTGTTGATTCAAAAGTTAAATCTGTTACTTCTGGATCTGTTGACAATATGGTTATTTTTGAAGGTGGTAAAGATTTTAAAGTTGGTGATAGAATTATTTTTGCCGATAGTGGGCAGGGAACAACAAGACCAGTTGCAAAAGTTGCAAGTATTGGTGGAACCGATGCAACGTCTGTTTCTGTGGCAGTTTCTTCATTTAATAATGCAGAACTAGTTCCAAGTCCAAGTACTGGTGGTGTAGTTGCAATTTGCAGTTATCCACATAATTCATACACTGGTCCAGGAAAAATTAATGATTTAAACAATCAAAGTTATTTTTCCGATGAACTTATTGTATATAATAGAGATTTAAAGATCGCAGGATTTGGAACGGACAATATTGTCGTAAATTTACCATCTGTTACTGGAATTGTAACATACATTAATGTATTTGGACTTGAATCCACACAAAATATTATACCAGTTTTACCAAATGATATTTTTAAAATTGAATATGGATTATTTAATGAAGAAGTTAAAGTATTAAATATTGATTTTAAAAATTCTAGACTTAGAGTTCAAAGAGAGGTTAATGGAACTATTGGAACTAGTTATCCAGTAGGTACAGCATTATCAGAAGATCCTAGAAAATTTATCATTAAGAATGAGTCTCCAAGCGATTCTTCAAATAGATTCAATACTCAATTCTATTTTGATCCAAAAGAAAGTGTTGGTGTTGGGAATGGAACAACTCTATCAATATCAAATCCAGGAGCAGGGAGTACTCAAATATTTGTTGCTGGTGATAGAATATATCTACCAAATAATACATTGAGAGTTAACGATAAAATCTATTATGAATATGATAATGGACCAATTACAGTAGAGTCTTTTGGAGATAATTTCAATCTTCAAAAAGATAGACCATATTATGCATATCCTTTTCCAAATGGTTATATTGGAATTTCTTCTAGACCAGTTGGTGTTGGATCAACAGGACCAGTAGGTGTTGGAAGTATCACTGAACTTTTATCTTTCACAGGTTTTGGAGCTGGTGATAATCATAGTTTTTATACAAGATATGATGATGTACATGCTGTCGATATTACCACTTTTGAAGTTACAGTCAATACTTCAAAAGACCATAATCTTGTATTTGATGATCCAATAACTGTTACATGCGAACCTAATATTGAAAAAACATTAGAAGTTTTTTACAATCAAGAAAATGCTAAATTTGCGATAGGAAAATTTGATTTTGTACATGCAGACATCAATCCAAAATTTAATACAATTACCATTACTAATCACGGTTTAAACAATGGGCAGAAATTGATTTTGGAATCAACTGCACCTCCTGGTGGTATGGTTAATAATGGTGTTTATGTTGTTGGTGTTGTAAATGAAAATACAATTAAACTATACCACACAAATAATGGTGGTGTGGTTAATATTATAAACCAATCAACTGGTAGATTATTGGTCGTTAACCCACCATTAAATCTAATTAGAAATAAGACTTTAAAGTTTGATTTATCTGACTTTAGTCTTTCTTATGTTAGAAATAATATTAGATATCCTGCTTTCAACCTCAAGTTTTACCGTGATAAAGAATTAACTCATGAATTTTTATCATCTTCTAAAGATAAGACTTTTAGCGTCATTAAAACTGGAACAATTGGTGTTACTTTAGATGCTAATGTTAAATTGATCTGTGATGATGAATTCCCAACAAAACTTTATTATGTTCTACAACCACTAAAGAGCACTCAAGTACCAGTAGCATACTCACTAAGCAGTATTGATACTGACATGAATAATGTCATTACTTTTAACAATAGCCCTATAAGTGGAACATATAACGTCAGAAAACCAACCAACACCTCTTTCTCATATAGAATTGCAGAGAGACCAGATTCTGATAATTATGTTACTGGATTATCAACAATAACATATTCAACAATATCTACAACTGCTTCTGGTCCTATCAATGAGGTTTCATTTATATCAACTGGTAGTAACCTCATAAAAGTACCACTTATTGAAAAAGTTGATTCACTAAGTGGTGTTGATTCAATTCTTTTCCCAAGGACTAATAGTATTGGTATTGCAAAAAATATTGAAATTAATGATATTGGATTTGATTTCCCAACAGATCCAACTTTAATCCCAAGAGCATACACTCCAACCATATACAAAATTGACCCATTGACATCAATTGATAGTATTGATGTCCTTGAAAAAGGATACCGATATACGATTCTTCCCGATCTAGTTTTATTGGATGGATTTACAAATAAAATTGTTACTGATGTAGATTTACGTTACATTGAAGAAGATGGTTTTAAAGTTGATATTGTAAAAAATACTAAAAACTTATATGATGTAGAACCAAGATTACTCCCAATCAATAATACTAATGGATATAAGATTTTAACTTTAACTTATGATAGTGGATCTAAAGATGCTACTGTCATCTTAGATGTGGTTGGATTTAGTACAATAACTGCATGGCCATTCCCAGTTGGTTCTGAGTTTATGATTGAGGGTGTTGTGACTAAAGACCCAGATAATGATGAAGGATATAATTCTTCCAACTATAATTATAAGAAATTATTTACAGTAAAAACTGCTGATCCAAATATTGGTGGTCAAGTACCATCATTTACTTTCAATATGGGTGATTTTGTGGTTAAAAATTCACCTGGTGTATATAATGACTTAATTACATCTGGAAGAGTTATACCACAAAGTTTCTTCCCACAATTTAAAGTTAATAGAATTGCGAATAAGTACTTTACTGATGAAATTGTAACAAATGGAAAATCCGAAGATATTGTAGTTTCTTGGGATGTTAAGAATGAATTGTTGAAGGTATTTACTAGTTTCCCTGAGAGATATAAAGTTGGTGATGTTATGAGAGGAAAAACCTCTCAATCTAGTGGAACACTTACTGAAGTAGTTGGAATCTCTTCAGTATCATATATTACTGGTGCATCTAATGCGGAGAGGTATAAACCTTATGACAGAAAAGGATTTTTAAATGATGAAACTCAGAGATTACATGATAGTGATTATTATCAATATTTCTCATATTCATTAAAATCTGAAGTTGGTATCAGTAGTTGGAAAGAACCTGTTGAATCTTTAATTCATCCAGCTGGATTTAAAAAGTTTAGTGAACTCCAGGTAATATCAGATAAAGATGATCAAATTGGCATTTCAAGTTTGGGAATAGGAGTAGATCAAAATGAATCTGGATTCTTAGGAATTTCCAACTTCTCTTCTTATTACGATTTAAATTGTGTTCATGATATTGATCTAGTAACTGAAAATAATATTCTTAATAAAACTTCTGATGAAATTAGATTTAATTCATTAATTCTAGTTGACTACTTTGAATCTATTGGAAATAGAGTTCTTATCGTTGATGATATAAGTGACGAATTTAATAGTAATCCTAGACCAACTGCTTTCGTAACTGTAGATACTTTTAGTTTAAGAAAGTTCAGATCCAAAAAGTATGTAATGTTTACTTCTAATAAGAAGTTCCCTGGTGAAAGACAAATGATTATTGTGAATGTCATCCACAATAATACTTATGGGTTCTTAAACCAATATGGTAGGGTAGAAACTAATAATGTTCATGGTTATTTTGATGTTGGAGTTTTTGAGGATAATGGTCTGTTACTATTCTATCCACTAGAATATAGATTCAGTGATTTTAGTATTAGTGGATATCAATATGCAATTTCAGATTCTATTAGTGGAGTTGCAACTCATTACATTGGAGATAGTAACTCTATTGGATTTGCTGGAATTCAAACTGCATATTTGCCACAAGGAACCTCTACTTCTACAAAGATTGTAGGTATTGATTCTTCATATACATCTGCTAAAGTTTTAGTTACACTTGAAAGTTCGGATTTACAATATTATCAATATGATGAATTTAATATTGTTCATGACGGAACAACTATTCATAATGTAGAGTTTTCAACACTAGCAACTGATAACTTTGCCAACCAAGATGTTTCACTTGGTATTGGTACATATCAGTTTGAATATAATGGCAATGATATTGAAGTTAGACTGACACCAAATAGTGGATTATCCACTGCATATGATGTATCTTCTACTGTTGTAGCAATTTCAAATACGTCTAGAACTTCAATTGGTTCAAGTCTATTCAATACAACGTTGACTACTGTTGGTCTTGGATCAACTACATCAATTTCACCATTTGCTGGTGTGAATACATCTATTCAAATAATTGACTTCGATCCTCAATATAAGGGTTTCAATGCTTATGTAAGTATTGAAGACATGACCAATAACATCGTACAGATGTCTGAACTCGTGTTTACTCATAATGAAACTGATGCTTATATCACTGAATTTGGTAGAGTTAGCAATCGTGGAATTTTTGAAGATGTTGGTCTAGGTACATTTACAACTTATGTTGATGGATCAACTGGAAGAGCAAGACTGGAATTTGTTCCATATCCAGCAGATCCTGGATTTACCAGAGAAATTGAAGTTCGTGTATTTGTAGGATCACTTAACTTAGTTGATCTTGGGGTATCAGACAGTTTTTATAATTATGAAAGTGGTAGATTCTCCACTTTATATGGTGACTATACTGGAACTGAAAATGACGTTAAGAGAAGTTTTGAACTAAGACATCAGGGTGATTTAATTTTTGAAAGAGTATTTGATTCAACTGCTTTAGGAACAACTGTTTCTACTGATGAAAATGTTTTAATTCTTCCTAACCATTTCTTTGTTACAGGTGAACTAGTAAGATATACAATTCCAAATGAAGACGATGTTCGTGTAGGAATCGCTACTACATCAGTAGCTGGTGTTGGTGTTACTGATAAACTTCCTACTGATTTGTATGTTGTTAAGGTTAATGACAGTAAAATCAAATTTGCCGATAGTGCAGAAAATGCTCTGAAGTTTAATCCAGAGACATTGACACTATCAAGTGTTGGTGTTGGAACACAACATAAGATAACAGCAACAAATAAGGATGCTAAGGGTATCTTTACCATCGATAACATGATGCAGTCACCTTTGGTTGCATTGGCAATTACTACATCTGTTGCTGATGATATTGCACTAACAGAAACTTTAATCAATACTGCTGGAATTACATCATTCTTTGCAAATGATATTATTCAGATTGATGATGAAGTGATGTTGATTGAAACTGTTGGTGTCGGCACTCAGGATAAAGTAAGAGTCAGAAGACCTTGGATGGGTACTGAACTTGGAATTCATACAGCAGGTGCATTAGTAACTAAACTAAAAGGTGATTATCAAATTACTGGATCAGTAATTAACTTTACTTCACCACCATATGGTAAAGTTCCAATAACTGTTGATTTAAACCAGTTTGGTGTTCCATTTGTAGATCCTTCAGAAAGAGATTATACTGGTATTACAACTAACTCATACTTCCACGGAAGAACATTTATGAGATCTGGTATCACCGATGAAACTGAAGAGACTTATACTAAGAACTATAGATTTGATGACATTTCTACCAAGTTTACTGGTATTAGAACTGCGTTTGATATGACTGTTAATGGTCAAGACGTTCTTGGTATTTCGACAGATAATGCCATTGTTCTTGTTAAGGATATCTTCCAGCAACCAACAAGACCTGGAGTATCTTCGATTGCAGGTAATTATGAGTTTGTAGAAGTTGGTGGAAAAACTAAGATTCTATTTGACGGATCTATTTCTGCTGATGATTTCACCGCAGCAGATGGTCAAGACATTAATGTTCCAAATCTACCTACTGGAGGAATTATTGTTAATATCGGATCTACAACAGGTCTTGGTTATCAACCATTAGTTGCTGCAGGTGGTACTGCTACAATTTCTGGATTTGGTTCTATTACATCTATCAGTATTGGTAATAGTGGTTCTGGTTACAGACCTGGTATTCAGACTCATATTAATGTTATTGCAGAAACATCTAGTTCTGTTTCCATAATTGGTTATGCTACTGCTCTTGATGGTCGTATTACTGGAGTTGCCATTACGAATCCAGGGACAGCATACACAAGTACAAATCCACCAAGAATTAGATTCGATTCTCCACTAAGTTACACTAATATTCCTCTAATTTATTCTAGTGATTCTCCAAATCAGGGAATCGGAAGAACTGCTTCCATTGATATGTTTATTAGTAGAGATACTAGTGTTGGTGAATTTAAGTTTAATAATAATGGATACGCATATGGTCAGGGTGAAATCCTAACTGTTGCAATTGGTGGAACAACAGGTATTCCTACAGAT